ACAATATTGATTGTCCTGGTCATTTTGGACATGTGGAGCTTGCTCGGCCTGTTTATCATTGGCAATTTGTTCAATATGTTTTGAAGGTACTAAAATGTACATGTCTACAATGTTCAAAGCTTTTGATTGATAAAGATTCAGCTGTGGTAAAAGCTTTAATGAAAAAGCCAAATAAAGTTCGTTGGAATGAGGTCTACAATCTATGTCAAAAAATAAACAGATGTGGTCAAGAAAATGATGATGGTTGTGGAGCAAAACAACCTGAAAAAATTAAGCTTGAAGGTATGGATGGTATTACTGCTATATGGAAAAAGTTAGATGATGCTTCTTTAAAAACACAAAAGCTTTCAATTGAAAGAGTAAAAGAAATTCTAGAAAGGATTTCAGATGAAGATGTAAATATAATGGGATTTACAGATACTTGGTGTCGTCCAGATTGGCTCATCTGTTCTGTCTTTCCTGTTCCACCTCCATCTGTAAGACCTTCTGTAAAGCAGGATGATTCTCAAAGGATGGATGATGATTTAACACACAAACTATGCGATATTATTAAGTGTAATAATACACTCAAACAAAAGATAGAATCAAATAGTCGTATTGAAGTTGTTGATGACTGGTCAAAGGTTCTTCAATATCATATAGCAACTCTTGTAGATAATGAGCTTCCTGGAATAGCTCAAGCTGTACATCGTTCAGGCAGAGCTCTTAAAGCTATAAGGCAGCGTCTAAAAGGTAAAGATGGACGTATAAGGAATAATCTTATGGGAAAGAGGGTTGACTTTTCAGCAAGAAGTGTTATTACCCCCGATCCTAATATTGAACTTGATCAACTTGGTGTCCCTATTTCAATAGCTAAAAATCTAACTTATCCTGAAATAGTCAATGATTACAATAAAGAAAAGTTAAACACATTACTTCAAAATGGTGTCAACAATTATCCGGGAGTTAAGATGATTGTAAAGCATGATAAAACAAATATTACAATTACAAAATCTAATATAGATGATATTGAACTTAAGAATGGTTACATTGTTCACAGACATCTAATGGATGGTGATTATGTGTTATTCAATCGTCAACCTTCACTTCACAAAATGAGTATGATGGGACATAGAGTTAAAGTAATGGCAGGTAATACTTTCCGTCTTAATGTAAGTGTAACCCCACCATACAATGCTGATTTTGATGGTGATGAAATGAATATGCATGTTCCACAATCAATTGCTTGTGTATCAGAACTAATGAACATTGCTTCTGTAAACTATCAAATCATCTCTCCTAGGGAAAATAAACCTATTATAGCTATTGTTCAAGATACTCTCTTAGGTATCAATAAGCTAACAAAGGGAGAAACAATCACGCATAAAGGTATTGGTGTAGACAGTTATTACTTCTCAAACAATACAAATATTTATCCAATAAAGAAAAAATCAGAACCAGTTGTAAAAGAAAATGTTGAAACATCATACTTTACTAAGAACCAAATGATGAATATAGTATCTACATTAAGCTCATTTAAGAAAAAGGGTGGAATGATTCCTGAACATTCTCTAGATGTTGATGTCTTTGGTGAAAAGGTTAAATTATGGTCTGGAAAAGACATAATGTCTTACATTATTCCTGAAAGTATCAATCTAACTATGAAAAATTCATCTTATGATACACAATCTGATGATTATCTCAACAAAGTTATTATTAAGAATGGAAAACTCCTTTCAGGGGGTTTAGATAAAGGTATCTTTACTAAAACTTCGAAGGGTCTAATCCATACAATTTACAATGATCTTGGACCTAAAGCTACAAAGGATTTTATAGATGATATGCAAAAGATAACATCATACTTCTTAATCATTGAAGGTTTTAGTGTTGGAATTGGTGATATGATTGCTGATGATATTACGAATGTAAAGATAAAAGAAGTTATTGAAAACAACAAACTTAAGATTAATGAGATTATGCAAGAGTTTCATCTAGACATCTTTGAAAACTTTTCAGGAAAGTCAAACAGCGAATTCTTTGAAAGTAAAGTAAATAGCATTTTGAATAATACACTTTCACAGACGGGTAATATTGGTCTATCTAACTTAGATCAAAAGAACAGAATAACAAATATGGTCAACTCTGGTTCTAAAGGTAAAGCTACTAATATAGCGCAGATTGTTGCGTGCCTAGGACAACAAAATGTAGAAAGTAAGCGTATTCCTTATGGTTATCAAGATAGAACACTTCCACATTACAGTAAATATGATGACTCTTCTGAAGCAAGAGGATTTGTAGAAAACTCATTCATATCGGGACAAACTCCGCAAGAATACTTCTTTCACGCTATGGGAGGAAGAGAAGGTCTTATTGATACAGCTGTAAAGACATCTGAAACAGGTTATCTTCAAAGAAAACTTGTTAAGTCTATGGAAGATTTAAGAGTAGGATATGATGGAAGTGTTAGAAATAACTCTGATTGTATCGTTCAATTCAATTATGGTGAAGATGGTATGGATGCTTGTTCTGTTGAAGATCAAAGTTTAATCATCATCGATATGACTACTGAAGAAATATGTAAAGGGTTCATGTTTGATAAAGATACAAAATGGGAAGATATTCTAACGGAAGAAGCAATTGAAAGTATGGATGATGATTTTGAAGTTGAACTAGAAAAAGCATTCTTTTCCATCCTTCAAAATAAGATATACGTGTATAAGAATGTTTTCAAAAACAATAAGATATCTAATAGTATTAGGTTCCCAGTACATATTGCACGTATTGTTACAAATGTATGTAAAAAGGAAAATAGTAAGTCTGACATATCTCCGACAGAGATATTAGATAAGAATTATGCCCTCAAAGAAAATCTTGAAAAAAGAGAAAATAAAATTCTTTCAGTTCTCATTGATGTCCATCTACATCCAAAAGCACTTATTAAAAAATATAAGATACAAAAGGCAGAATATGAAAAAATAATTAATATTATTAAGGAAACTTATGAAAGATCAAAGGTATCTCCTGGTGAGATGGTTGGTGCTATAGCTGCTCAGAGTATTGGTGAGCCAGCAACACAAATGACACTTAATACTTTCCACTATGCTGGTGTAAGTGCTAAATCTAATGTCACTCGTGGCATTCCTCGTCTAAGAGAGTTACTTGGAGTTACAAAGAATCTAAAGTCTCCATCAACTATAATTCGTCTTAAAGATGAATTTGGTAAGTTTCAGAATAAATCTCAATATGCTAAAAATAAACTTGAATACACTATTCTTAGAGATATTGTAATTAAGAATCAGATTTACTATGATCCTAAGAACAATAACTTTGATACTGAAATTGAAGATGATAAGGGTATGTTACAAATGTATAAAGCTTTCTTGGATTTTGAAAATGGAGAAGATGCCACATACGAAGATAAATGTCCATGGATCATAAGATTTACATTCAATAAGGAACTTATGATGGATAAGGGTATTGTTATGGAAGATATTTACATAGCCCTAATGGAATATGATATTGATAAACTAGAATTTATATATTCGGATGATAATTCAAGTGAGTTGATTGGTCGTTTATCGATAAAGGCTGAAATAAATGGAAAAGAAGACGAACAATTGAATGGTTTATCCGATCAAAGTGATATCATCTCAATTTTCAAAAACATTCAAGAAGATATTTTAAGTAATGTTGTAATCAAGGGTATCAAAAACATAACAAACATAGTTATGAGTGAACAAGGGTATTATAATTTTATGGGAGGAGAAATAATTAGAGAAAAGACATGGATTCTAGAAACAGATGGTGTCAATCTTCTCGACGTATTCAATTCAATGTATGTTGATTTCATCCATACATATTCAAATGATATTATTGAAGTATACGAATGTCTAGGTATTGAAGCAGCAAGAGAACTTCTTATTGAGCAGATTACAGAAGTGATTGAATTTGAAGGTTCCTATATTAATGATCGTCATATAGAACTCCTTTGCGACACAATGACAAATAAGGGTATTCTAACCGCTATTAATCGTCAAGGTATCAATCGTGGAGATATTGGTCCTCTTGCCAAGTGTTCATTTGAAGACACTACAGATCAACTTATTAAAGCAGGAATCTTTGGAGAAAAAGACAAACTTAATGGTGTATCAAGTAACATTATGATGGGACAGATTATTAAAGCTGGAACTGGAATGTGTGATATCTATCTAGATGAAGAAAAACTTATTTCAGAACTTTCAGATGCCACTGTTACAGAAGAAGACTTTGTAACAGTAAATAATAAAAATATAGACGAATTACTAAAAGAAGAAGTTTTTGGAGAAGAAGAACAAGATTACTGTGATAATGATGAGTTTCAATTTTCAATCTAAAAATTGTTGCATCTATTCAATAGTGGGTGTAAATCACCCTTACTTATAATACCACTACTAGTAATATTTTTACAAAATCTAGCTTTTGTTTCTTTATTAAAAAATCTATAACCATCGTCAGGTTCATCTTTTGTATCTTCTTGTAAGAGTTCGCTTTCGTTGAGATTTTCGGTTTCATCTTCATTTTCTTCACCACCGCCAGCGGCTGCAGCCGCTATATTATTTCCTCTCAATAAATTTTCTTGTTCTTCTATGAAACTATCTGTATTTTTGTCTTCTTTTTCTATAAATTCTTTAACATTATCTGTTTCTATTATAGGTTCTTTTTCATATTTTTCTTTTTTCATCTTTTCCATAATAGCACTGATTATAGCTGGTTCTCGTTTCTTAATCATTTGTTCTTTTCTTTCTTCAATTTGTTGTCTATTAACTTCATTAAACAATTTTGCCCTTTCTATTTTCTCTTGAGCTAACTTATTCCTTAATTCCTCTTCTACTTGTTTTATTACAGGTTTATCAATCTCATATATGTTATCTAAAATAGATTTAACCATTTTCTTTTCATTTTGTTTTCTTAATAATTCTAAAGAAATATGGATTGAAAGGATTTTTTGTCTTATATCACAATTCAATAAAATTAAAATCATATCTACATTATTAATAATAGTCTTATTGTTGTTTAATATATTTTTATATCCATCATGTAAGTACAGCAAACTGTTGCTATCCATTCCTTCTTCCTGACATTTTTTATACATACCAAATGATACACCTAAACCTTCGGTAGGGACATCTCTACAATCTTCGATTAAATCCATATAATCTTGTGGTTCTTTACAGTTTTCAAGGAGTCTATTATAAATTGTAGTTCTAAATTCATTTGTCATATCTTCATCTTCTAAAATTAAATTTATCTTTTTTAAGTAAATGTTCCTTTTAAATGGTTTGATACCTAATTCATTGAGTTTGTGAGAAACTTTATTTTCAAAACCCATGTCAAACACATCAATACCCATACAAATATTAAACCAATTCACCTTATATTTTATAAGGTTGCTATTGCTTATCTTTATCTTACCATCAACTACATCACTCTTCATATCTAACATTTTACGTGTTTCTTCATATTCTTCAAATCCAGGTAGATCTAAATCTGTAGCTAACTCTAATTTCTCTTCCATATCTTCTTCTTCTTCCTGGGGTTCAACGATATCTACATTTTCAGAATCTTCCATTTCTTTTTCCAATCCCATTTCACCTTCTTCATCATCTGGTTTTTCTTCAGTTTCTGCGATTGGTTCATCATCTATAAGTTGTTCAGCATCTGGAAGTTGTTCGGCATCTGGAACTTCTTCAGCATCTAGAACTTCTTCGGCATTTGGGACAGCGCCTGGACCTGGTGTTTCTACAGGACTAGGTGTTTCTACAGGACTAGGTGTTTCTACAGGACTAGGTGTTGCTACAGGACTAGGTGTTGCTACAGGACTAGGTGTTGCTACAGGACTAGGTGTTGCTAAAGGACTAGGTGTTGCTAAAGGACTAGGTTTATCTATATTCGGTGTATCTGGTAAAGGGTTATCTGGTGTTACTATAGCTGGTGAGGGTAAAGGTGCTGGAGCAGAAAATGGAGTCGGTGCTGGAGCAGAAAATGGAGTCGGTGCTGGTTCATCTGGTTTTTCAACCGGATCACTATTATTTTCCACAGCACCACCCTTTAGTTGGATTTTTTCATTTCTGGATATATTACATTCCATGAGGTAGAAATAAAGAATGTAAACATAATATTTATCAACTTCTTTAAATATATTCTCGCACTTAAAATCTTTATAAACAAAATACATATCTTTATCATTTATCTGATATGAATCATAGTCAAATAATTTTCTTATTTTTGGAGATTTCTTTAGATTTTCATCACTTTCAATAATTTCTTGTAAACCTAAATAGTCTGTCATTTCAAGGTAATGGTTTTTAGAAGCTTCTACATCTAATAGTTTAGTTGTTGGGAGATATTCTATAACATCTCGTTCAATCATATGATGTAACATACCCATTAAAGGCTTGATACTTCCGCCTATTTGAAGATTAATCTTTTTCTTTTTGACTGTTCTTTTATTTCGTCTGACTTTATTTGAACGACGTTTTTTACTTTTTACTTCTTTCTTATTTTTCTTTCTTAACGTCCTTTTCATGTATCGGTTTTTCTTTGAACGTGTCATATATATATATTATTACTTATATAAAAATAAAAAAATATTACTGGTAAAAAAAATATATTAAACAATTTAACCCACCATTTCGTCAAGTTGAGGAATTCTGTCAACCTTATCTTCATTCGGTCCAATAGGTTTATATGGTCCCACTCCCGGGAGCTCAATTTTTTTCTCCTGATTCGGGAAGGTAAATGGAGGAGGATCAGGAAGATCAGTAGACGGAGGAGGAAGATCAGTAGACGGAGAAGGAAGATTAGTAGGCGGAGGAGGAAAATAAGTAGGCAGAGGAGGAGGAGTCCGACCAAGAGGAAGAGGAAGATCAGAAAGATAAGTAGGATCAGGAGCAGTAGACCGTGGTTCTGTTGCACCAATATTTCTCTGCTCTGGGGCGAGATTATACATATCTTTCATATATTTATCTAAAATGGTATTTATATCATAATTGCTATCTACTACCATTTTAGAAAAATTTTTATTATCTTCATCCAAATCAAACTTACCATTACTAGCTTTTTGTAATAACTTTTTTATTTGAGGTGATTTTAATATTTTATCTATCATTTCCTTCTTCCTCACTAATTCCTTATTTTTAGTAATAACATCGTATACATTTTGATCATATTCAAAAAAACTTTCCATTTAATATATAATATAAAATAAAATAATTTATTTATTGTATGTTGCTTTTGCGTCTTTTAATGCTTGTGAGTATTTATAGTTTGGATCTTCCTTTTTCTTTTCTTCATAAAAAGCTTTAACATGTTCCATCCATGCGGTTGGTTTCTTAGCTCCTCTTCTCTTAGTTTTTGCTTTCATATATTTTCCCTTTACCTCTTTTACTTTGTTTCCTTTAATATTTGCTGGATCTAGTGGTCCAGTTGTTTCTTCATCTTTAATCTTTTTACCACGTTTGTTTTTTGGAATTTTTGGAGGTGTCATCTTTCTTTTTTTCATAGGTCCACGTTTATATACTCGCATATCTTTTTCATCACCCTTGAAAACTTCTTTTAATCCATATGAACCAGATGTTTCAATACCAGCTAAGAATGAATCAATATCATCCGCTTTAGTTGGTTTTACTCTTCTAGCAGGGATGTCACGCTTAACACCCGCTGCGGCCGATAGAATTTTAGATACAGCATCAACTCTTTCAGTTCTTCTAACTTTTCTACCGACTACTGGTCTAGAACGACGTTTTGATGTGCGTGTGGCTCTACGTGTTGATTTGCGTGTGGCTCTACGTGTTGATTTGCGTGTGGCTCTACGTGTGGCTCTACGTGTGGCTCTACGTGTGGCTCTACGTTCAGAGCGCGCTGAGCGTACTGACTTGCGATTAGTTCTAGGGGTTGATCGTCTAGTTCTGGCCATATTCTTATAATATATACAACATAAAAAATGTGAATTACACTTTATTTAATGTTTTTATTGCTAACATTATTTCATCTATTGAAGGAGTAAAAGTATTCTTTTTTTTAACAATCTTTTTACCTTGTGTTTTATTTTTTGATATTTGATCTTTAATACTATTTCGATTGTTTTTCATCGGAGGTGGTGGGGGAGGAGGAGGTGGCGGTGGAGGAGGGGGTATTCTTTTTATAGAGTTTATTTTATCTTTTTCTTCGTCGTCTATAAAAATATATTCTTTTAATTTTATTGGAATGTATATCTTAGATTGTAATATCGCCCAATTAAACCAAATCTTATCTTTCATTAACCATAAACCATTTAATGAAAATATAAAAACACCCATTGTTTTATTTGGAATATAGTTTATCCTTTCTTTATTTTGGTTGAAAAATAAAGAATCGTCTTCTAATTTAAAACGCATCCATTTATAAATATCTGTTTCTTTTATAAATTCATTTATATCATATGTTCCATAAACTTTATTAACTTTCTTAAAAATAACTGATAAATTTTCTAAAAAGTCTAATGTTTCATTATCTGTTAAATTTTGAAATGTAAGATCTAAATATCTCTTTCTACATTTTTCAGAATATTTTTTTACTTCAAATGGTATATACATAGTTGGAGACTGTATTAAGAGTTCTTTTTTATCATATGATAAAGGTATAAAGGATAAATCTTCTGAATATTTAAATCCTTTTTTAAATCTTAAAAGGTTTTCACTTAACTTTAAACCTTTATGATGTAAAATCATTTAAGAAATATAATATCATTATATATAATATATTTAAATAAGTATGGATTGTATTAATTGTTGTATTTGTGGAGAAGGATTAGATGAAGCTTATACTCATAAATTGAAATGTAATCATGTTTTTCACTATGAATGTTTACTTTTATCATTTAAAGCTATGAAAAATACTTCTTGTCCTTATTGTAGGTCTCCTAATAATTTATTACCACTTGTAAATGGATTAAAAAAATTACATAATGGTATTCATGATATGAATGAGTGGGAAACATATGAAAATAAGAAATGTTTACATGTTCTTGAAAGAGGTAAAAACAAAGGAAAACAATGTTCTAAATATTGTCATGTTGGAAAAGATTATTGTTTAATTCATGAAAAGAAACATAAAGAATTAAATGAGATTAATAATGATATAAAAATTAATGGAAATAATTGATGATTTAACATGTTCTATATGTTTAGTCACAATGAAAAATAAAACAATTAAAACATTATCATGTGGACATAATTTCCATTATGAATGTATTTTACAATTAGTGATGAGGAAAAACTTTTTTATAAAGTGTCCTTTGTGTAGGACAGATAATAAAGATACAAAATTTCCACACAATGATTGTAAGATGAATTTATGTGAAGTTGTATCAAATAATACTAAAAATGGTCTTCAAAGATGTTTGTGTAACACCCTTGATGGTAGAAAATGTAAAAATAAGGCAAAACTTTTAAATTATGGTATGTGTCATATTCATAATAAATCTTTTATTCATGATAAATTTTATCCTTTAATAACTGAATATATAAACCTTATACTTCTTCAAAGAAGTGGAATAATGACAAAAATTTTCTTAATAGATATGGGGAAAAAAATAATCATAAAATATTGTGATGAAAACTCAACAATATCTGATATATTTTCAAAATATTATGAATTTTTTTCAATAATATTGGATGATGGAGATACAATCGTAAAAGAATATAAACGCTTTTACGATTATTATGGATTAGAACTTCCAGAAAAAGAATGGTTAATAAAGTGTAAAGAAAATTATATCATTTTTTAGAGAAGAGACAAGATAACAGATAAACCAATCAAGTTAAGGTAACCAGGATTTTTATTAATAGACGGCATAATCTTTGGCATAACTCTAGGCCACATAACCATTACAATATATATCAAAAATAGTTTTAATAAAACTACAACAATTATAGGACCTAAGTGATTGTACCAATGATGACCTACATCTTCTTCAGCGTTTGAAACAGAATCAACAAACTTTTCAATCAACATTTATACTATATTATATATTTTTTTTAAGCAGATTTATTATCCTTTGGAATTAGAGCCGAAATCTTTTCAAAGAACTCACCAACACCCTTTAACTCTGGTGCTCTGAAAGATCCCCTCTGTGTTGCTACCTCGATAATATTTACAACAACCTGTAGGTCTCCTACAGTTACTTCAACTTTCTGTTGAAGACGTTCATCATTAACTTCGGATACATTACTCTGAACATTTTCACTTTCTGCCATTTTATTATGATATTTAATATAATCATTTTTTTAAATAGTTTTATTAATATTGTCCAGATGATTTTAGTGGTCCTAAATTTTTAGAAAATAACCATTGATGGATATTATTATCCGGATTTTGTGTTATTCTACCAGGACCATTTGTGGGTGTGTTTGGTATTCCACCGTAGGTATTATCATTCGCAATACATTTTTCGCCTGAAGAATATTTTATACCTTGAGAATTCCATTGTTTTTTTGTCTTATTACAAAAGTAAGGATGGTTTGGATTTTTAGGAGTATTTGATGGTATGTATCTGTTTTTTAATTGATCAATTGTAAAAAGTGTTGTTTTATCTACATCACTATGTTTGTTTTTCAAGAATACAATATCAAAATTATTGTAATAATAATTATCTAAAACATCTTTTGTGTTTTTATCAAACATATCATAGTTTATAAGTAGTCCACTACCTTCATATTTGATATCATAATTATTTAAAATACTTCCAATACTACTTTCATCAATATCTACAAAGTTGAAATAGATTTGATCATCATATGAAACAATATCCATCGATAACTTAATTGTATAGTATTTATTAACTTCAAAGATAAAGCAATTTAATATACATCTATAATTACCATGATCGTCTTTCATAACATACATATTCTCAATGTTATTTATAAAAAATTGATGATTTGATACAGTCGTGATACTATGTAATATTTCATCAATTATTTCTTTTATTTCGGAATTTAATTTTTCATCAATAATATCTTTTGTCATTATCCATTCTTCAGTAATGTTTTCTAGAATAACTTTATCTGCTGAAGATATATCATTAAAAAGTGACAAAAGAACATTTTTTTTCATCGCCTCTGTTTTTTCTTTCTTTAAATCTCCTACAACACCTACCGTTGAAAAGTTTTCCTCATTCATATAATTCAAACAGTAAAATATTATAAATATAAATGTTAGTATTGAGAGTAACAAAAGCATTATATATATAATAAATAATTTAATTTTTCTTAGCAACTATCACAAATTCAGCAATAAAGCGACCATTTCCACCGAATATAGTATTATTTACAATATTTGTAATTTTTCCACTTATCCTATGAATATTTGTAGGATTAATAGAGCATATATAATTTAGTTTTTTACCTTTATGAGTTTTAGAAACATTTAGGTCAACCGAAGCATGTTGATCATTTGGTATGAATATTGATCTTGTTATATCAGTTGCCCCAATTTCTTGGTTTGAAGATGATTTAATTTCAAACTGGTCTATAGAAAGAATAAACCCCATATCTACCTCGGAATTATGAGATGTTTTACAATTAAAAGTTGTTAGAGAATCAAGATAAACTTCTGAATGTTTATCAACAGTAATGTTTTCTGAGAGAACAACACTAAAAGTATTGTTTAAAACCGTCATAGGTACATTAATAACTATTGTTTTACTTTCATCTCTATCAAAAGAATATTTTGTATTAGAATATAAATCGGTGTTCATTTATAATCTATTGATAAAAAAAATTTAAATTAAACACTTAATAACTACTTTATACCTCTCTATTTACAATTTTTTGACAGAATACGTCCTTTTTACTTTCTATGAAATTGGTTATAAAACGATATGATTCAGTTATTTGTTCTTTGTTCCTCCCACCTGTAATAATAACTTTACCACTCTTGAAAACAGCTATTGTAACTTTTTTACATTGACCATCTCCACATCCTGAACCTTTACCATTACATAATTTTTCACACTCGCATATACCACATGTATTGTTTGTGTTTATAAAATATTTTATGTTAACACCTGGATAAATACATGGTTCATATGATGAATATATATCATTTTCAACTATCTCATGGTGTAGTTTTTCACGATCTATCTGGTATCCTAAATCAAAATCACTATTAATCAATACTATCTTATTATCAATCAGTTCAGTATAATCTCCAATAACATCGAAATCTTTAAAATATTGTAGTAACTTTTTAACCAATTTTCCAGCTTGACCTTCGTTTTTTAATCCGGTAATTTGAATACGCCCATTATTAAACAGTTTAACATTCATTATTTTTCCATCATGTATAACATGTATTGTTGACTGATTGTAAAAAATTTTTTTCTTTTTCTTTTTTCTCTTTTTAATCAATGACTTTTCAGAAAATCCTCTTGGGGGGTTACCACTACCATACTCAATATAGGGTATAAACTTTTCACTAATAGGTATATTCGCGTATATCTTTTCCAAATCTATGTTTTGTGATAATTTCAAAACAGAAGTTATGGTAGATATTCTTAAATCTTTTTCCATTGATTTCAAGTATTGAATTTTATTTATTCTTTAAATATTATTCAAATTTAATAAATAAGTGGTGGAATTTATCTCATTAGGATTATCTTTTCAGGAATGATCCGCGCGCCCTTTTGAAAACATTTCCAAGTCCTTGTTTTACTTTTTTACGAGCTTCTTCTGCTTTTTTACGAGCTGCTTTAATAGCTTGTTCTTTTAATTCTTCTGCTTTTTTACGA